TATATTTGGGTTTATGATCTTATCCCTATAACTTTCAAATCTTTTATAGAATGACTCAAATTCATAACAAGCAGAAGATAGCATTATCATCTTATTATTAGGGAATTTACGTCTCTCGCTATCTTTCATTTTCCCGCTTTTCACCAACTTATCCTCTATCTTTTTGGTTTCAACTCTCTCCGAAATATTCGCATTGACAATCATCATCGGCCCAATAACCTCATCAATGATGTTTTGAGGAATAGCAAAAGCCTCATCGAGGATAATTACTTGCGCTCTAGCTCCACGAATCTTCTTACCATCACCCAATGCCATAGCAAAAATTTCTGACTCTGGACCAAATATACCAGTTCCAATTTTTATGGAATATCTATCTGGATCTCTCTTATAACTCTTGTCGGTTAAAAATTGTCGCAGTAAGAAAGCATTAGGCTTTTTGGATATATCCATTATGTAATTCAATAGAGTCTTAGCCTGCCTTAAGGTAGGACCCAGTACTAGAATCTTAATCCCAGGATGAGTAATGGCATATATTAGGGCAAATACTGCTGTAGTAAAGGTTTTGGCTCCACCTCTAGCACTTACATCTAAGGTGAAGTCTCTCTTGGCTAAGACAGCCATTTTGGCTATTTGAAAGCTAAATAGATTCTCTCCACCAGTAAGCATATTGTAAAGTAGACCTGGTTTTGATGCTAAGAGCCTTGCAACCATATCAGAAGCTTCAGCTTCAGTTAGGTCTCCTTCGACCTTAAGCATCTCGTCTATTACGTCGGGGGCTTCTAGCCCAAAGTTTCCTTTTTCAATCATTTTATTTTTTTAGTATCTAAAAGATACTGTAGGTCATACATTTTTGCCTTTTCACCTATTAAGCCTATCTTCTTGATTAAGTATTCACTTTGGTCTCTGCCACCAGAAAAAACAAACTGTACGTTATCATAAGTCTGCAGCATCTTTCTAATTCTATGAAAAATAAATTTAGATGTTGATTTAGAGTATCTCTTATTGAAGTTGTAACCAGTAGCTTTACTATAAGCATAATCGATCATAACTATGACATATGCTCCAGAATCTTTAGCTCTTTCAATTTCTCTACAGAATCTATCATAGCCTTTAGACATTGTACCCCACAAATCTGTAATAGACTTCCTTTCGAAGAATATATTACAAAAGTAGGGTTCATTTATAAATCCATAATCTCCAAAATCAAACTTATGCTTTATAGTTTTAATTCCCTTGAAATCTAATCTATCCTTCTCTCTTGTATCGATTCCTATGATAGCTTCGTCCAGATTATCAAATTTATAATCTACTTCCTCATAAATGAATCTTTGTTTTAGGTTTAAGCCTTCCCATACGATATCCTCCTTGATATAAGGATATGCATTTATTGATGGAACTTCTTTTAAGCTTCTGCTCTCCACTTGAGATGGTACGAACTGCAGCTCGTCCTTTTCTTTTCTAAATTTAAATCTATTTTTTATAAAATTCAAAGAAGTTTCTTTATCTTGAATCTTGAGCCATTTACTCATATTTCTCTTATCATTAAAATATGTAGACAAATAACTGGCCCTATCTTTATACTTTATAACCTCATTAGAATATAAATCATATCGTGGTTCAAATTTTTCAAAGTATTCCGCCATCAAGATCTTCTCTCTGCGCAAATACTTTTTAAACTCTGCTTCTGTTTTAAACTCTGAGTATCTCATTATTGATTAATAATTTCAGATTTAGTTATGCCCAATATTCTAGATACATATTCATCCATATCATCTAAACTATCTATGTCTTTAGATAGAACTTCGTCCTTTCTCTTTTGCATCTTTAGAATTTGCTTTCTCTCCTTTTCTTTCATAAACTTTTCAATAATCGAAAGAATTGTAACATTGTCTGGAGACTTGTCCTTTAACCTTTGCGTTCTAGTTCCCTCCAAACTTTTTTGAAGCTTCTCTATTCGACCCATACACTTGTCCCTATTCTGTATCTGCTTGTCAATACTCTCAACTAAGGTATATTGGATCTTGTCATCATTACGCATCGAAACCTCCATCATTTCTTTAAGTTCCATTTGATGGTTTTTGATTTGATCTAAGTGAACTCTCTCGCCTGCCAAGTCAATATACTGGGATATTTCTCCAGATGTAAGATCCTCCTTGTCCCAAGTATCGCATATAAAGCTTTCCAAGAATCTCTCCCTTTCTATCTCCTCCTTAAAGTTTTCCATAGTATGTCTAACGCCCACTCTTTTTAAGTTGACGCACAAACCTTCTATGGACTCAATTTGATGATCTTTAAGTTTTTTCTCTTCAAGCTTAGCTCCAGTGAATTTATTGATAATCATCAAAGCTGAAGATACACTGTCAGGGTTCTGAAATTTAGCCTGCTTACCCTGTTTGTTGGCAGATGCCCCAATTTCATTTAAAAACCTCGCTATGGCTACTCCTGGCCTGCTAAAAGCTACCCTACGCAGTTCAATGTCTCTAAGTTCTTCAAAAAGCTCTAGAGCAAGCTCAGTGGTTGACATTTTCTCGAAATTAAATCTAAGAAATTCTTTTTGTTTGTCAGTCAATTGAAAGGCTTCGTATTCTGCACTGTTGACGCTTCTAACCTGCGGCTTTACGTTCAAGTCTTCTGACAAAAACTTTTTTACAGCCATACCTTCCAAAGATCTTCCATCCTTTCCCTTATCCCCAGTTATAGAAATTGTAATACTTTTAACATCGTATTCAAGCTCCTCTGCATTTTTCTTAATCCATTCCTTCTGAGAGTCTGTTAATGTAAATTTATTTTTCATACAAAATCGTAGTCTTCATTGGTTAAAAGTTCTTTTGCTATTTCTTTAATTATTTTTCTATGTAAAGATAGGTTCCTATATCCTGGATTTCTATTTCTCTCGCTAGTAGTATATCCTAGCTTTCTTGATATATCGTTATCATCTTTTTTTTGTAGATAAGTCATGTCAAATATCTTTAATGTAGTAGAAGTCATCTTATACTTTTCATTTTTAATGCGATCAAGTATCTCCAATCTAATTGAAGACAGAAACTTTTCGTAATCTATATTTGAGTCTTCGACTTTAGATATCTCCAAAAAATCAGAGTCAATATCGGTTGCAGTCTTTATTTCATAAGCACTTTTCTTGCCTTTTGTCCATTGATTGAACTTACTGCACTCAACAGACTGAGTCTTACTCTCTGTGAATCCACATGAATCACCACCATTGTTAAAAAAACAATCAGAGCAAGGTTTACTATGATTGGTAAATAGATTCCTCTTCTTGTTAATAAGTTGGTTATGAATAACTCTAGAACACCAAGGATCAAAAGGTTCGGATTGCTTCCATTGCTGGAATTTAAGATAAATGTGAAGTTTCACATCTTGCTTAAAGTCTTCAAATTCATAGTGTCTAATTACATCAAGATTCCACTTGTTTCTATATCTAATTAGTAATTTTTCTATATTAGGCTCAACGTCTTCAAAAATCATCATTACGCTTCGTCAATTGAATTCCGTTTCATTCTGACTCTTAGCTCATCAATGTTTGCAAAGGACGTTTTTCTACTTACTTTTTTTGGCTCGCCACTTTCGTTGGAACCTATAACGTTTTCGATTTTTAGAACAGAATCATCTTCATTCGAAAAATCAAAGTCTAGGCTTGATAGAGAAAACTCATCTATTTCATCAGCCTCCTCGAACACTTCTTTCTTTATAGTTTTAACGCCAAATGCGTTTCCGCATTCAGCACAAAATTTAGGGTAGGAACCATTAGATGGCTTTACCTTTGAACCGCAGTCTGTACAAAATTTCATATATTATATATATGCTTTTTTATTTAAAAAAACAATTTTTAAAATTAAAGCAGATTATTTTCTACCTAAAGGCAGAGCCTTTGAATTGAGCAGAGTCTTAACTACTATCAAATAACTGCCTATTAACGACCTGGCAGATTGTTGTTATCTAATGGAAGTGTACCAAACATCCAAATAAATCCAGCAACTAATGTTCCAATTATTGCTGTCGTTATAGTCCATACGACAGATCGAATGGTCTTCGTTGTATCTTCAACGTGAGATAGGTCTCTCTCAATTAGCCTCAATCGGTCATCCTGGTGAACCATTCTCTTAAGAATAATTTTAGTAGAGTCGTCCAAAGAAGATATTCTCTCTTCAGCACGAGCTATAGATACAATAGCTTCCGCTACTTTGTCTATCTTCTCTTCAATGCGGTCTAATCGATTGTTTTCGTTTATATTCATGCAATATGTATGTAGTGTGTATTACACTAATTTTACATTAAATAGCTTTTTTTAAATAATCTTTTAATAAAAACATTCTATCTTTATTATAGGGATTTTTAGAGTCTATGGCACATTCAAGTACCACCTCAGCCTCTTCAGTTCTTCTTAACATAAAATTTTTAGTGTTTTCTAAAAAATATAAAATCTCTTTTGAATGTAAAACTAAAGTATCCTTAACTGGCTTTCCTAGGTGACCGCATAAGAAGTGTGAAATTTCCTTAGATTTAAAAACCACCTGTGGATAGTATCTTTCTCCCACTTGCAATATCTTGAAAGATCCGAACCAGTCAAATATAGCTGCCAAATATTTTATATCTACATCTGGTTGAATTGCTGGGATAAGCATATTTTCCATACAGGATTGGTGATACTCTTTATATTTGAAGACTGGCGAATGTTCTTTGTTTAAATTGATATCTACAACGCAATCGTTGCCTTGTATCTCTAAATTGAATGCGCTTGCAACTTCATTGCATCCGCAAATAATACCATTACATCCATCCACCTTCCCATTAAAGTCTATTAGGGCGGATAAGTAGCTCATTTATCTAGATACCTCTTCCCAGTCCAGAGATCCAAAAATATCTGCACTACCAGTATCAGAAGAGCATACTAAAGCTAGTTCGTAATTAGTTCCATTGAAAGAATCTCTCTCTAATTGGAACTTGAATAAAGCGTTTTTTAGAAGATCCACCGAATTTGAACCTTGGTTAGATCCTTGAGTATACCCAGCGGCCAGTATTCTGCCGCCAGTGACTGCAGTTGCGTCGAGCTTATATTCGACAGAGCTGTCAGCTCCTGATGAAATCCAGGTTCCCGTTCCACCAGAGGAAACAGTGGAAGCTACCAGCTCCCATCTGTAGTTTACATTGCCAGCAGTGGGCAATATAGACACAGCCGTCAATATGACTACAGCGTCTTGCCTATTAGCCTTTAGCCTTAAAGTTACTACTGGAGTTCTCGTTCCAGCAGTACCTAGGACCTTAGGGGCCACTATCGACGTACCAACAGCTTTCTGTAGACCATTTAGCTTATAACCGCCCTCAGAAATCACAGTAGAACATATCTGCTTTAAAGTGCTACCGCTAGAAGTTGCGGTTTTATTTGTTATTTCGTATCTTAGCGGCAAAGATGCCGTGGTGATATACGTTTGGGCAATTAAATTAGCGTGGTGAAATTTGTGGCAAATAATAAATTTACCGTCAATAACGAAACCCATTCTCACTGTTCCAATTCCAAGCCACTCTATATCAGCCCATAAGATTTGACCTTTGGATGCATCTAAAGTAATTCCAGATTTTCCAGTTCCATCTAATTTGTCTGTGTTCCAATTTTCTTGAGTTATGATGTTTTCATCTACAAAGCCTTCGGTAAAATGCCTTTCAACAAAACTGACGATGGAATCGTCCTTTTGAAAATAAAATCCATTTTCTTCTCCAAAATACCCGACTCTTTCTCTCAAACCCTCTTTAGCTGGATTCATTACAAATGTAGTCATCACCAACAAGCTTTTCCCTGGCTGATATGAGAAAACTCTAGTTGTTTCCCTAAGTACTTGGGAACCAGACGTATTATCAACGTTGAGATCCACAAGCCCTTGGTTCGGGTTAAAAACGCCAGAACTATTGGGTCCAGAATGGAATTCCGCCCATAAATTGTTGTCAGAATATCTATGGCTAGAATCGAAAAGAGTTAAAGGCTCAGACACTCTTAATCTATTGAATGCATCTATATGCGATTCTCCAGCCGAATTAGCAAGAGAGAAGTCCTCAGTGATTAAGGGTCTGTAAGCTCCACTTGCTTGATCTAATATATGCGGAATGTTTCCAGCCTGATGGGAAAGCTCGAACATACTGCTAACCGCATTGAATTCTGTTTTCGGCATAGTATTTATATACACCAATTAAGAAAAATAGAGCAAAAACTAGTCGTCCTGCTCTAGAACGAGCTTAAAAGAATCTTGCTGTAATAAAAATCCACCAGCCTCTATTAGTAGGAAGTCGTTTATTCCAGGACTTGGTACATCACCAAAGAAACTTCCAAAATTTATAGGCCTAAAACCAGCATCAACAGGTTCTATCACTTGGCCGCCGAAACCATCAAGCTTTCGATTGTATTCCTGCATCGCATAGATATACATGTGGTAATTTTGAGGAGTACCAGTCGGATATAAAGGGAAAAAGTCCAATATCCCTGATACGAAATTACCAGAAGTAAATACTTCAAGCGTTTGAGAAGAATGTATGTCGTGTCGTATAGTATGCAGAGTGTCCATCTATAGTAGATTTACACTGAAAAAAGCCTTTATACGAATTTAAGAATAAGTTTTGATTATTGCTAATACGACTCTATTCGAAGATATGCCCTTTCTGTACTTTTCGCACCCGCCATTTGGGCTTATAACTAACATACCTTCAGTTGGCGTATGATTCTTGTAAAGGATGTAATCCCCCTTATTTGCGTATATTGTTTTTTCGCTGGCAACTTCATGCTGCATATTTCCATTGTCACACAATATCTTGACAGCTTCTGTTTCTGGAGAGGCGAAAATAGAGAAGGGTAGTAGTAAAAAGAGTAGTAACTTGTTCATACTTCATGATACTAAATGGGAGTACCTAAAAGAATACGGTGAATCACGTATTTTTTCACCTTTGTTACTGTATTAACTTGACAAACGGCCCTTTCAACCTATTATGATGTGAATAGTTAAGGGACTGAGTGACTAAATAACATCATTCCAATTAATTAAAAAAAACATTTGACATCAAAACAAAAAAATATAACTTTCAAAATATAAATTTATGTAGGCGGTATTCGGTCGGGCCTTTACGAATATCGAAAAGAGAGAGAGACTCGTTCCTACACCCATTTATGCTCCGATAGCTCAGCTGGATAGAGCAACGGTTTTCTAAACCGTGGGTCGCAGGTTCAAGTCCTGCTCGGAGTACCAATTTAAAAACATTCAAAATAGGACGCATAGCTTAATGGTTAAAGCAGCGGATTCATAATCCGTTGAGTCTGGGTTCAAGTCCCAGTGGGTCCACCAATTTAAAAAATATGAAACTAGCAACAGCATCATGGTGCGCTCCATGTAAAACATTAAAAGCCAGAATCGAGAGTTCTGACCTGAAAGTTGAATTCAAAGATATGGATGTTGATCCCAATTTCTTTATGCAGCACGGAATTAGGTCTGTACCTAGCTTGGTTACAGATACTGGAGAAGTTATTTTTGGTGCAGACGAAATCGCAGAGAAGCTAGGCCTATGAAAGTAAAATTAAATCCAGACGAAGTAACTGTATGTCAAATCATTGGCAGGATGAGATCTCTTATTGCCAGAAGTGCTGGCGTAAAGGACGCAAAGATGGGAGATCAGGATGGCTCCGAAGCTGACGTTATGGGACTTATGGCAGAGTACGCCTTCTCCAAGCATTTTAACA